CGCGATCGCAGCTTTTGATGATGAGGTTGAAGGCATGGAAGAGAAGCTCGATCGTGAGCTGTACAACGAGGCGGGCTACTCGAACTGCGTGAAAACGGATGATCCATTCGTTCAAGGAGTGCCGCAACAACAAAGGAAGGACGAGGCATTGACACAGGCCACATTGGAATACCGGGTCAACGTGGCAACAGTTGAAGACAACGCGCGAGAGGTGGTCGCAAAGGCCAATGCGGGACTCATCCTCTTCGAGAGGTTGGCGATGGCTCTAAAACTGCCAGAGGACGCGATCGACCACAGTGAGGAATTGTGGCAACAGTGTCGCGTGGAAACAGAGACGACGTACCTGCGCAAGCCGAAGCACCAAATTGAGAACGCAAAATGGAGACATGAACCGGACGTGGATTTCGCTCACATCGATCTGTTCATCAAGTCCCAGCAAGTAAAGAAACCGGAAAAGTTCGGCAAGAAGATCAAACCTGGGGCGCTCATTTGCTCATACCGGCAGGACGTCGTGCTGCGCACAGCGACATTAGCGAGGTACGTGCGTAAGGTAGTTAATAGATACAAGCCAGACCACATTTTCATAAACTGCGAGAAGACGCCAGCTGAGATGGAGCAATTCGTGCTGAAGTATTGGCGCGAGGGGCAACAATGCCTGGCTAACGACTATCAGGCCTTCGATCAGTCGCAGGATGGTGGAATATTGAACCTGGAAACGAAGTTGTACCGCCACTTGGGGGTTCCAGAAGAGGAGATACAGTTCTATATTGATCTCAAGATACACGCCAACGCCTTCGTGGGGGTGCTGGCGATCATGAGGCTCACGGGTGAGGGACCGACGTTCGATGCAAACACGCTCGCAAATATTGCTTACTTCCACACGAAGTACGAGGTCCCCGAAAACACACCGTCCATGTTCGCCGGTGACGACATGTGTTGCTTTGATACGCCAATGGTGCGTGAATCGTGGCAATACGTGGAGCCAATGTTCTCCCTGACGGCGAAGGAGGAGATCAATGCGAGACCCAATTTCACTGGGTGGATCCTGTCGAAACACGGAATAGTCAAAGACCCACTCAAACTGCTGCTCACGTACCAGTTGGGAAAAAGTCACCATGAAGTTTTACCCTCAATTGCCATCGACATTGATCATGCGTATTCACTCGGTGACAAAATATTCGACGTGTTCGATGAGCG